CTCTTGGGTGGGCAACAAAAAACAATAAGGATGCTACGAACACATGGATATGGAGTCCAAGTCATCATCCAGATAGACTTGAAGATACTTCTGAAAATACAAAAGATCCGTATCCTAATATAACATCGGGTGCTGCAGATAGCAATTATTTTAAGGCTCAAGGATCAATGGATGACGAAGATTATTTTAGAACTCAAGCAGATAATGCATACTGGGCAAATAACTATCCAGTAGATACAGCGTAAGGAATAAATGGCACTCACACTTCAAAAACAAACTGTTAATCTTGTAATCGATCAGGGTTGTACGTTTGAAAAAGTAATCACCGCACAAAATACTACTAGTGGAAATGTTACTATTTCTACTGGTACTTGTGCTGCTAAGATGCGGCAATCTTACTCTTCATCAAATAATGTTCAGACAATAACTACCGCAGTCGCAGGATCTAACTGTACCATTTCATTGACTGCAACTGAAACAGCGGCCCTTTCTTCTGGAAATTATGTTTACGATGTTGAATATACACAAAGTGATACTACTACAGTAGAAAGAGTAGTAGAAGGAATTATAACGATATCTGAGGAGGTAACGAAATGACACAACCAACTACAAGAACAACTTTTAAAGATTATTGTAAACGAAAACTTGGATGGCCAGTAGTAGAATTGAATATTGATGATGATCAAATGGAAGATTGCATCGATGATTCTCTTCAATTTTACCAAGAATATCATTTTGATGCAACCGAAAACACATTTCTAAAACATCAAATATCGGGATCTACTCTTAAATTAGCAGGATCTCCTTCCGGAGATTTTTCAAATGGTGAAATAATTACTGGAGGTACAAGTGGTGTACAAGCAATGGTACATGCATATCATAGTGCTAATACTACTTTAAGATATAAGAACCCTGAAGTTAAATCGGGTGGAGATGGTAATACGTTTTATGCAAATACTACTACCACCTTTTCAACTGGCGAAACCATTACAGGCAATACTAGTTCAGCAACCGCGACAACTCATGCATCGACTGCAACAGCAATAGGTGACTTTGATAACAAATACATATCGATAGCCGAGGCAATTATTGGAGTTCGAAGAATTATTCCTTTCTATGATAATTCTAGATCTAATTCTATGTTTTCCTCTAAGTATCAATTTGCTCTAGCTGAGATGCATCAACTAGGAACAAGTTTAGTAAATTTTGAGATTGCACAACAACATTTATCGTTAATTAATGAAATGTTCACAGGAACTCCAATGTTTAGATTTAATCGGCACATGGATCGATTATTTCTTGATATTTCTTGGGGTGGGGATGTAAGTATAGATGATTGGATAATTGTTGAAGTAGATAAAATTATTGATCCGGCCACATTTACAGATGTTTGGGGTGATATGTTTCTTAAGAGATATAATACTGCATTGATGAAACAGCAATGGGGTCAAAATCTTATTAAGTTTGAAGGTATGCAACTACCAGGTGGAGTAACAATGAATGGCAGACAAATGTATGATGATGCAAAGGAAGAACTAGATAAGATTGGTGAAGAAATGCAATTACGTTACGAATTACCTGTAGATCATCTAATAGGATAATAAATGGCAACAAATCCATATTTCAATAATTTTAGTTCAAAAGCAGATCAAGGATTAATCGAAGATTTATTTATTGAGTCCATTAAAATGTTTGGACAAGATATGTATTATATTCCTCGCACATTGGTTAGGGAAGATACACTAATGGGTGATGATACTTATTCTGAATTTAATGATGCTCGATTAATTGAAATTTATATTAAGGATGTAGATGGATTTTCTGGTGAAGTTGATGTTATTTCTAGATTTGGTTTAGAAATTCACGATGAAATTACATTTACGGTGGCAGTACGAAGATATCAGGAACTTGGATTTTCTACCGCTGAAGATATTGCAGATGGTAGAGATAGAATTCCAAAAGAAGGTGATTTGATTTTCTTTCCGATGGTTGGAGGCCTCTTTTCGATTATAACAGTAGCAGATCAACCATACGGAGATATTTTTTATCAAACAGGAGCACTTCAAGGATACGATATGAAGTGTGTTTTATTTGAATATTCTGATCAAAAATTTAATACTGGTATTGAAGACATTGATAAAATTGAAAGATTACATTCCTATTCAGTAGACTTTACAATGGACACAGGAAGTGGAACTTATATTATTGATACAGAAGTATATCAAGGAACTTACGCGACAACAGAATATAAAGCTGAAGTTGCAGAATGGACTGCAGGAACTAAAGTATTGAGGCTCATGAATATGACTAAGAATTTTGATGGTACTCAAAACATTTATATATATCCGTTTTCTATAGCATTAGAAGATGACACTACACTTCTTTTAGAAGATGGATCACTAATTACCCCCAATTCTTCAACTGAGGGTAAACCATTCTTTGAATCTAGTGCAACTTATTCTATTTCTTCTTTCGATATGCAGGATAGTTCTACTGATACTCAAGCATCAAATGCATTGATAGAACAAGAAGCCGATGCAATTATTGATTTCACAGAAGGTAATCCATTCGGGAGTCTATAATGCTTGGAACAACTTATTATCATCAGACAATTAGAAAATATGTAGCTGTTTTTGGTACTTTATTTAATGATATTAATGTAGTGCGAAGAGATGCAAGTGATGTTATAAAAGAACAAATAAAAGTTCCTATTGCATATTCTCCAAGAGACAGATGGATTCTTAGATTAAGGAGAGCCCGCGGAGTAAGTGGAACAGATGAAGCGGTTGCAATGTCTTTACCACGAATGGGATTTGATCTTACAGGAATTACATATGATGGAACTAGAAAATTAAATACAATGGGTCAAGTTTATTCTGCCAATACTGCGGCGGGAACTAGTACTCTTATGAAACAGTATAATCCTGTACCATATAATTTTGATTTTAGTTTGTATTCAATGGTTAGTAATGCAGAAGATGGAGCTCAAATTTTTGAACAAATTGTACCATTTTTTACTCCAGAATTTACAGTAACGGTGAATTTGATTCCATCAATGAATATTGCTCCAGATGTTACTATGGTCTTAGGTGGTGTTCAGATTGAAGATAATTATCAGGGAGATTTTCAAACAACCAGAGAAATTATTTGGACATTAAATTTTACCATGAAGGGATATGTTTATCCAGATGTGAAAACTGGATCGGTTGTTAAAACTGTTATTGTTAATCTTAGAATGCCAGGTGATAGCGAAGTCCCTGAACCAGAATATATTATAACAGAAGATAGTACAACATTTTCTACTAATTATTTAATTTTGGACGCAGACGCGGGATCTCCAGACGCAACAGGAACAATGAGAATATTAAACGAATCAAGTTCAGAATCCGTTGGTGCTGCAGGAATTAAATCACGATATACTGTAACTCCAGGTCCATCTGATGCTACCGCAAATGATGATTTCGGATTTACAGAAACAACCGAATATTTTAATGATAATATAGATAATAATCCGGTAACAGGACTTGATGTAACTTTATAATATGGAGAATCATATGAATTCTGATACTCGTATAGATGAAATCCTTGAAATTACTAGTTTAGTTCCCACATCGGAAATTAAACCTGAATCTACTACAAGAGTTATCCCACAAAATGGTAAAGATGATGATATTGATTATAATTATGCCCGTGAAAACTACTACAATTTAATCGAAAGAAATCAAGACGCTGTAGAAGAGATGTTAGAGATTGCTAAGCAATCGGAACATGCACGCTCGTTTGAGGTTGTGGGTCAATTAATCAAAGCTGGATTAGATGCAAACGAAGCATTGATGAAACTACATAAAACCAAAAAAGAACTAAATGCAGAAAATAGTGGGCCAACACAAGTCACTAATGCATTGTTCGTAGGTTCAACGGCAGAACTACAAAAGTTGTTGAAAAGTAAGTTAAAAGAGACTAAATAACTGATATGGCATCCGAAACATATTTGGGCAACCCCAACCTCAAGAATGTTGGTCAAAAAATAGAGTGGACTGAAGATTCACTTG